AGTAAGTTAAGCTACCGTCACCACCAGCGTCAGTGACACTAATAGCAGCCTTAGCTGCTGCAGTAGCACGTGTATCTGTGTAGTACAGGTTAATTATGCCTTCTGCTACAGTGTCTGTATCACCTTGTGTAAAACTAATAACACCTGTACCTGAGTTGTAGCTAAGGCTACCCGTAGCTGACACAGAAGATCTAGCACGAGCAGTAGTAAAGTACTGGTTAGTTGAGCCTTCACTGATGTCATCTGTGTCATGGTTAGATACGTCAGATACTGTACCTGTTACGTTACCAGTGACGTTACCAGTAACACCGCCTGTAGCTGTTATGATACCTGTAACACCAAGAGTACCACCTACTGTAGCATTAGCTGATACAGTTAAGGCATCTGTGTCTACAGTACCATCAAACCAAGCATTCTTATATTGTACAGCGGCTGTACCTAAGTCCAGAGTGTTAGTAGTCTTAGGCGTAAGGGCTGTACCTGAAACAATAAGGTCTTGCGCTGGGCCTACCTTAGTGATGGGCGCACCTTCACCTGCAGTACCGTCATGAGCGTGACCAGTAGATGCGTTAAACCCTGCCTCAATGGCATTGTACTCAGCATCAAAGTCATCCGCATCAATAACGTTACCGTTAGCAATGTTGTTTGCTGTATCCTGACGTGTATAACCTGCCATGTTTTAGTCCTTACTGTCTATCGTTCTGTCTAAACTCTAGCAGGGCTGTGTCTAGAGTGAATGTAGGGTTTGTAGAATTGTCTTCAATACGGATAGCTATAGTCTTACCTGAGCCAATAATATTTGTGTTGTAGATCTTGTCTAACTGACCGCCGTATGTAGATGTGTTAAACACAGAGTTAGATTCCCCAAATATGAATACAGATGTACCCGTACTTTCTACGCTCTGTGTAGCGGGTTGTATAACACCTGTGTTTGTAGATGAACCAAAGTCATACTTAACGTTAAGATCCAGAGACATACTGCCAGTAGGTTCTGCATATAATGTCATCTTGTAGAATGACTTACGCATCTGAGGATCAGACAGAGGCATATAGGGTGACTCGTAGATAGCCTCAATAGGTAGCCCATCAAAGCTTGATCCTGTATCTAACTCATACACGTATCCATCTGTATTAGCAAAAGCAATAGTCTCAGCTGTATCTGTGTATCTACTGTCTGCTACAAAAGCTTTTATCCCCTTAGTTGTAGACCAGCTAATACCAGATGCACCCTGTGACACAAACTTAGTAGCTATTAAGCCTTTAGCTGCTTCATGTTGTTCTGACTCAATGTAAGCAAAGATACGATACTGAGCTTTCTCTCGCATAAGTACAGAACAGAAGTTAGGCGTACTGCCAAGGAACGTGGTAGCATCCTTAGCGATAGGATCAGAAGCAATATCCAAACCAAAGTCACCAATACGATCCGTAGCACTCAGCAAGCGGATACCATCAGGAGCAAGGTACATAATGTCACCACCAACTTCCTGAATAGTGTCACCATTAACACAACCAATACGGTCTGTAATAGGTGATACCTGAAAGTCTGCTGCGGTGTTACCTGTTATGCGTTTAATGCTGTCAGTAGTAAATACTATGAGCTGGTCACGGAAGACAGCTAGACCTGTTATCTCATTAGCTACGTTGATAGATCCAGCGCCATTAGCTGCACTAAAGTCATCTACAGTAAAGGGTGCAGTAAAGTATAGGTTGTTACCCTTAGCGTAGAATGCTGTATCCTTAAACACTGCTACATTCTCTGCACCTAGTACGTCTGTGCTGCCTGTAATAGCTGTGAGAGTATTGCCTGATGTGTTGTACGTAGCAGGGTAGTTATTACTATCTACAAAGATAACTTTATCGTCACCGTCTAGGTTATATAGAACATGCTTAGCCTTACCACCAAGCAAAGGTCTTGCACCCATGGATGTCCACGTAGTACCTGTGCCGTAGTAGTACTCTGTTACGTTAGAACCGTTCTGTCTAGCTACAACAATACGCCCAGAGCTTATTACTTTAAGCGCTAGTATAGGGCCAGACCCAGGTACAGCTGTAGTGCTGAACTTCTCAAAACCTTTGATCTTAGAGTAGCCACCCTCTTTGCTAGACTCAAAGTTCTGCAAGATAGTAGCAGAACCCACAGCATTACTACCCTGTTGTAGAGGGCTAAGGTTAGAGATGAGACCACCTCTAAACTCAATAGGGAATGTCTGCCACTGTGTAGCCATTAGTAATATACTCTCGTGTCTCGCAGGTATTCAGTGCGATTAATATGTAAGCTACGTAATTGTTTAATGCCTTGCTCAAACTTTTGTAGTGCTAATTGTGCTGCCTGCATGTCACCACGGAACTGATAAACGTAATACATAGCGCCATCAACGATGGTATAACGGTATTGCTCAGGGAGTGTAGGTACATCTGTAGAAAGCTCTAGATCGTAGCCTGTACGGAAGTACTCATACACTACTTCATACTCTTTATCGGGAGTAGGGTAAAAGATCAACTCTCTACTAGGTGTACGTACAACATGCGTTGGTGTATTTCTTATGCTTGTGGTAGAGTTATACTCAGTATCTGCATACTTGTCAAGCCATTCTTCGTATGTTAGTACTTTTAGTTTGACTGTACTAACATTAAGATCATCATCACGCTTGATGCGGAAGGTGTTCATGTTAATAGTTTTACTATCATAAGGCATACTATAACGTACTTCACCAGGAAGAAGTACTTCTGTTTCTTCTACATGGTTCCAAGGCCACTCAAACTCTTCCTGATTGACATGGCGAATAGCTGCGTTAACAGCATCCTTAGCAAAACTGTAGTAGCCTGTAGCTGCAGGGAAGTTAGCACTCGTAAGTTCTACTTCATTAAGGCGGCGGTTAATATCGTTAACTAGGCTAATGTAGTCGTATGCCATTCTTACTTCTCCTTGACACGCAGAAATACGCTGCGCTCATACTGTAATCCGCCTATTGTGGTTATCTTACACGTAATTCTGTAACGTTTATTATTTGTACCTAAACTCAAGCGAATAGTAGCCACAGTTGTAGTGTTAGTAGCCTGTACAAATTGTAGCCCATCTACAAAATCTGTATTGTTCACTTCTGTTTTAACACCTACTGCGTCATCAATATACCAAGTAACGCCAGAAACAGCATCACCACTCAAGAAACGAGACCAGTCTATGCTGTAATCAAGTAACTCATCTTTATCTTTATCAGGCCACTTATATGACATAGGCTATCCTTTAGGCTGCAATATTTACTGTTCTGCTTGCTGAGAATACAGCGTCTATAACTATTGTTCTGTTATCTTCTGCTATATGTACAACGTGATTTAAGGGTTGAGGATTGGTGTATAACGTCCTGTCTCTACTGTAAGCATCTGCCTCAAAGGGGAAGTTGATAGCAATAACTGTAACAGCTGATACCGCAGTTGTACCTACTACGTCTTCTAGTCGCTCTACTACATTTACTATTACAGGGTTGATTGTAGCAGTTGCTACTACAGAAAGCAAGGACTCTGATACGTCAATCTCAAAAGAGTCTAGGCTGGTAGGTTCCACAGTACCCTGTGCTGAAACACCGACTATGGACTGTAAGGAGTCAGCGTGTGGTATGATAGCAGTAACACTACCTGTAGCAGAAGCGCTATCTAGAAGCTCTGAGATATGTGTAGTTAAACTACCTGCAAAACCCGTAGCCGATACAGAAAGAAGGTTCTCACTAATATCAATCTCAAAGCCACCTGCACTAACAGGCTCTAAAGCAGTTGAACCTGATACTGAAGCAAGTGTATGATTACCTTTAGCATCATACCCTACAGTAGCTACACTTCCTGTAGCGGATACACTGGAGAGTAGTTCAGAGAGGTTAACCTGTACTGTACCAACAGATACTGTAGCACCAACAGAGTTTGTGACCTCATCAGGGTTTAGTGTTAGATTACCTACCGTACCTGTAGCTGATACAGACGCTAGTAGTTCAGATACATTAACAGTTGTAGCTGTTATGCTACCCGTAGATAGTACAGACGCCAGAGCTACAACAGCAGATATACCAGCCTGAGATGCAGCTAAAGGTGTTGTAGCTAGTGGGGTAAAGCCAAACATACTGTATTACTCTCTACGTATTAGGGTTTAGTAGGCCATGTAATGTCAGCGGGGAAGCCAGATTGCTGTGGTACATCCCTAAGTAAAGAACGATAAGCAGCCCATGCAGCTTGATCTACAGGAGCATCAGCAACCTGTGTCCAGTCTGAGGAAGCCAGGAGTTCATCACGTTTATACCGTGCCACTAAAGCAGGGTCTTCTGGTTCCGGCTCCGGTTCTTGCTCCTGTGCCGGGATGTCCTCTACAGCCCATGCAGAGCCATCCCAACGTGCCAACTGTTCGTCTGTTGTTGAAGGTGGTGCAGTCTCTACGCAACCCGCTGGGATGAGCAAATTGCTTTCATCCATAGGGTCTTGGTCTGCTGTTGTGATGCCTACGAAGACACCATCAATGTCGGTTTGATATACGTTCATATCTGTGTCTCCTTAGTATTTGATGCAAGCAAGTAGTGCTCTGTTGCGTGGGCGGTTCTCAGAGGAATTTGAAGTTGCACCCGTATAGTCTGTGGTGATTGTGAATGGAAAAGCACCGCCATTTGCTTGAACATATCCGTAAGTAAAACCACCCGAATAGTTTCCTCCCCCACGGAAAGTGTGGGCGTGACTTTCCATCTGGTCAGCCTGATACGAACCAAAGCTACGACCACTATCAACACCACGACCGTCATCCCAGCCACGCAAGAACTCCCCACGAAGATCAGGCACGTTAAACGACCCACCAGAGCCACCGAATGTGTAGCCGATAGCTGAGAAGAGGGATGAATATGTGCTTGTACTTAGTGATGCACCGTTGGCTTTAACATAACCAGACGGGGCAGAGGAACCTGCGTGGTAAATAACGGAACCCGGAGGGCCAGAACCCGCAGGACCAGTAGCACCTGTTGGTCCTTGCGGTCCAGTAGCACCAGTAGCACCTGTAGAACCTGTAGCCCCTTGTGGCCCTTGCGGCCCTTGTGGCCCTTGTGATCCTGTAGAACCCTGTGGTCCTTGTGGTCCTTGTGGTCCTGTAGCACCAGTAGCACCAGTAGCACCCGCAGCACCAGTAGCACCCGTAGCACCTGTTGGTCCCTGAAGTGCAGCATTAGCGATTGTATGTTTTTCCCATACTCCAGAAGAAACATCGTATACCGGAATTAAATCAGTAGATATGGCATCTGAGCCAGTAGTAAATCCTGTTAAAGCCGCGCCAACATTTGCTGTATCCGTTACGTCAGCACTGGCTTCAATACCGTCTAGCTTTGCACCATCCGCTGATACGTCACGACCATCAAAAGTCTGACCAGCGGCAAATGTAAGAGTGCCTGTAAGCGTATCGCCAGACTTAGAAACTTTAGAAGCAATATTAGTAGCTGTAGTAGTAGCAAAGTTTGGATCGTCACCAAGCGCAGCAGCTAACTCATTAAGCGTATCAAGCGTACCTGGTGCAGAATCAACAATATTAGCTACAGCTGTATCGGCGTAGCTAGTGTAGTAAGAACCGTGTTGACCATCTAGAGTATCTGCATCTACGTTTAACGCATCAATGTCAGCCTTTGTTTGATCTGCAGTGGCACCTGTTTCAATACCTGCTAACTTGCTTTGCTCTGCATCACTAAACTCGTTAGTGTTAGCATTACTTTCATAAGAAGTCTTAATCTCTGCAGCAGTCTGGTCTGCAGTAGCACCCGCTTCAATACCGTCTAGCTTACTATGATCTGCATCAGTAAATACGTTAGTGTCAACACCAGCAACTATAAGAGCACGGATCTCTGAGTGTGTCTGGTCTCCTGTAGCACCATGTTCAATGCTGTCTAGTTTACTACCGTCAGACGCAATATCACGCCCATCAATAGTACCTTGAGCTATAATGTTACCACTAGCATCTAGCAGATCAGCTAAGTCACGTGCTTTAGTCATGTTTAAGTCCTACGTATTAGGGTTTAGTCGGCCAAGTGATGTCGGTTGGGAAGCCAGCTTGATCTGTGATGTCACGCAGTGCTTGGCGATATGCTGTTTGCTCTACTGTCATCGTGCGGTCAGACAAGGCCCATACATCAGTTTCTGCTAAAAGTTGGTCTCTCTTTGGGCGTACTAGAATGTCACCAGCATCTTGTTTCACTTGATCCTCAATAGTCATATCAGAACTTACCTTTCAAACGATTTAAACTGATAACTTTGTAAGTTTTATACTAATGGTATTAGCATTGAAAGAAAGATTATCATTGTATTGTGCAGTACCTGCTCCACCGCCACCATCATACACATCTGTGGCATAAACCTCAAAGTAGTCCCCTGAGCCATAAGAAGCGAGAGGTAATAATTGTGTGGTGTAGGGCCAAGTAATATCGCTTGTCCAAGCGCCAAAGCTTACAAGCCGCTTCCATAGACCTGCCGAAGAGTCATAGTGTACACATATAATTTGTGAACCCCAGTAGCTGCCCCGCCTGCTGTATACGCTGGGAGTAGGAAAAAAGAACTGTATTTCGGAAGTTACACCATTCGTAAGAGCGGGAGTTTGCATTATCCTTTTGTTAGAAGGTGGGGTTGTAGAAGTCCCCTCGTTGCTAATAGATCCAATGTTGTTGAGCCCGTCTGCGGGTTTAGTAAAGGCGGCATGTGTGTTGTATGTAACTACTACAGTTTGTACATCCCCGCCACCAACACCCGCAGCACCAAGTGCCGCCACTGTAGTCGCATCAATGGACGTAATGTTACTCAGCGCCCTGCTGTCATTAATAACCGTAGTACCATTAACTTTAATCGACATCTTCGTGTCCTTCCACTATTAGCGCTTAGATTACCAAGGAAGCCCAGCGGTAGTCGTTGGGTTCAACTCAGCGTTAATCTTGTCAGCAATGGCTGTTTCAACGTCAGCCTTCACGACAGTGTTCCAGACCCAAGCAAGCACAGCGTCTTGCGTTAAGCTGTCAAATGCAATGAAGTCAGAGGCAGATGCGTCAGGTGTCCATGAGGTTGTCCCGTATGAGCCAGCAGTAGCCTCCCCATCAACACCCTCGCAGCGCCAGTGTGCCACTGTGACACCACCGTCTGCTGTGTTGCGTTCAAGTTCTGCGATAGTCCATGTGTATGTTACAGCCATGATTACTCTCCTAGTTTAGCTTTAAGCTCGTCAATCTGAGCCTGTTGTTCTTTCATGGCTTCAATCAAGAGAGCCACCATGTTGCCGTATTTAACTGACTTGATGCCTTGGTCATTTGTGCTGACTACATCTGGGAGTACAGCTTCCACTTCCTGAGCGATTACGCCGACCTCTGAGCCACCATTCTCTAGCCAATCAAATGAGACACCACGCAGGGACTTAACGGCATCCAGAGAGCCTGTGAGCGTCTCTACGTTAGTCTTTAGTGTAGCATCTGAGGTGGTGTTGAAGTTGGCTGCATTTACTGTGCCGCTAAAGTGGGCGTCTCTAAAGCGATAAGATGCAGCGCCTACGCTTTTAGCATCGTCTACTAACGGGTAAAACTGGTTTGAGTCCCATTGATAAACACGAGTTCCCCCAACACCTAGTGCGCCCGTACTTGTAGAGGTATTGAAAACAGGTATGCTAGATACAGCATCAATACTCCCCACAGCAGAGCCGTTTTTGCGCAAATCAATTAATGTTCCGTCACTTGTATCTCTATTTACAAAAAGAGCCTGACCTCCATTTCGACTTGCATAAATATAATCACCAAAATTTAAAGTAATTCCATTAGCATTTGCACTCGTAGTCCCCACCAGCACGTTACCGCTGCTGTCGATGCGCATACGTTCTGTGTTATTGGTAGCAACAATTATTGGGTCATTTTCACGCTGGGTAATACGTGCAGCACCGCCATCATTACCTATAACAAAACCGCCCGCGGCCTGTGTTGTGTATGTGCTATTGTTAAATGATAGATACGTTTGAGTGCCACCATATAATCGCAGTGCATAGCCGCTTGTTAAAAAGCCAGACGGATTCAGCCCAATGCCAACATTTCCGCTGCTGTCGAGGCGCATACGTTCTGTGGCGTTAGTCGAGAAAACTAAAGGCTGGTTTTCCCTTTGAGAGATGTAAGCAGCACTATCATCTACAGCTATATAAAATCCATCACCAGCCGCTTGACCACTGGTTGCAGTCGTCAGTTTTATTTGCGCTCTCTCCGCTCCCACCGCATCACCGTGAATGGCTAAGAGTTGTGCATTTGCATCTAAAGGTACGGCAGAGGAAGTGTTAATGCCAACATTACCGCTGCTGTCGATGCGCATGGCTTCGCCAACGTCACCTGTAGCCCCACCATCATCAGTTAGGAAAGCAAGAGATGCTAAGTTATCGCCCTCCCTAATGTTGCGTATATAGCTATCAGAATTGCCTGTTCTGAAATGAAGCTGTGAGAATGAGTTTGTAGTGGTATCCGTATTTTCTATTTGAATACCCGCATCATGGGTAGCGTCTGAATATGCAGTGCTATCTGTATACGAAATGTGCAAACTATTGTCAGGCGAACTCGTCCCAATGCCCAACGACTCAGCACTCGCATCCCAGAAGAACTTTGGCGTGGTACCTGTGTCCTCGTACAGTGACAGGTCGCCGTTGTTTTGGATAAGCATCCGACTTTTTGCTGTCGTAGATACTTTAAAACCACCACCACCAACAGCTTCTAAGTACAAATCACTTATGGCCTGAGTAGGTTTGATTACAGGTGTGTAGTTTGTAGTAAGGTCAAATGTAATACCTGCATTAGAACCATTCTGCACAGTCAGCCCATCGCTGGTCAAAGCACCCGTGATGTCTACGCCTGTGCTGGTGGTGGCGAGTTTTTCTGCGTTGTCATAATACAGAGCGACAGCACCATCTGCCGTAAACAAGGCAGTAGTTTCGCCTGTGTATTTCATTGTTCGCAGAATATTGCTGCGTATTTTTAATTCACCAGTTCCTGCATCATCAATTATTGACTGCGCCCCATCATGATAAATCTGTAGGTCAGACCCAGCGCCGAAAATGGCTTTGTCGTTGTCACCGAAGGACAAGTTGCCAGTCATGGTATCGCCAGACTTAGAAACTTTAGAAGCAATATTGTTAGCAGTGGTAGTAGCAAAGTTAGGGTCATCACCTAATGCTGCTGCTAGTTCGTTTAATGTGTCTAGTGTGCCAGGAGCAGAATCTACAAGATTAGCTACTGCGGTATCTGCATAGCCTGTGTAATAACTACCGTGCTGCCCGTCTAGTGTATCTGCATCTACGTTAAGAGCATCAATATCAGCTTTGGTTTGGTCTGCTGTCGCCCCGCTCTCAATGC